CGTTGCGTTGACCAATGGTGCCTGCTGCATCGCGCCGGAATGTCGCATCGATTCCAGATATAGATCCAGGCGTAGTAGCTGCAAAGCCAATGTATCCATTTGCATTAACGTTAAATCCACCGACGCTGCCGTTTGAATCAATGGAAACTGAGCTATTAGGAAATGCAAGTATGTTATTTGAAGTTCCGGTAATAGCATTGTTGGCGCCAATTCCAATAGATGTACAGGTAATAGCTCCTCCACTAATTGCCCCGGCGCTGGTTATTTTTGCTTGACTCGTCCCATTCACCTGCAGATCCAGCAGGTTCCCACCAAACGCAGCCGGAGCATTAACGCCAATGCCCGTGCCGCTGGCGCTCCAGCTTGTGCCAGCAGAGGTGCCAGCAGGGCTTACATACAGGGCAGGCAGCGAGTTGGCACTAGTGCCAGCGAACCATGTACCGCTGATGCGTACCGGAGGAGCGTCGGCGGCGCCATTGACCGTGCTGATAAAACGGCTGCCAAGGGTGACATTGCCGGTGGCGCTATCGACCGAGCTATTTGCAACGCCCGCATAAGCGCCGCTCTGGTTTACCACCAGTTGCCCACTAGAGCCTGCAACTAGTCCGACGGTGCCAGTGGCGTTGGGGAAGCTGATGGTGCGGTTGGCCGTCGGGGTGACCGTTTGGAGCGTCGTGGTGAAGGTGCCGCCGTCGTCAAGGGTGATGTCGCCGTTGACATCAATTTCCTCGAAGACGCCGTTAGGGCTGTCTACCGTGTCGAGGTTGCCTGTAAATGGGTTGAATTTGTATCCCATGGCTCAGCTCTTGGTGACGGACGTGAGGTTGTCGTTGACGTCGTACGCCAAAGTCAGCGTGGCCACCGTGGTGCCTCCAGAGCCGCCGTCCTTGTACACCACGCCAGTGAGGTTACTGCCAGTGTAGGTCATGCTGATGTAGTCGTGCGCTGGAATTTCCAGACCCTGAATAATTGGGACCGGATTCCCACTGTCATTCTTGACCTCTACCTCATTGCTGACAGTGACAGGTCCAGTGATCTGAACATCTGTTACTGGGTTCTGGACAAGGTTTTTCATGGCTTAGATTGTCCCGATTAGGCAGCTGACGGTAGGGGTGCCACCGCTGAGTGATACCAGCCTAAAGCGCACGTATTTGACAGGCGCCACCAAGAAGTAACCCGATGTTCCGTTCGAGGTAATTGTAAAATCAGCGCCGGCAGCATTCAAATTAAAGTAGCTCGTGCCATCCAGGCTTCCTTCAAAACGCACCACTACGTTGGTGCCAACACTCGCAACCGTAACCTGGAAAGTCATTGATTCGCCACGCACCTCTTGCGCCGCTGTAACGCCGGCAGAGGTCAGCGAGCCAAGGTCGGCGACATCAAACTCGCTGCTATACCCGAAAGGGGGTTGTGTCATGCGCCTCCTTGATCCTCATTCATGGTAGCAAGAGAAATCCCCACCAAGCACATGGATTGGTGGGGATTATTACGCCAAACAATCAGGCGTACTTCAGCACGGCAACAGCGTTGACGCTATAGACGTGGGTTGAGGTGTCCACAGTAGACACAGCCTTGATCCAACGCTTGGCTGCACCCTTAGGGAACACCAGAAACTGCTTGGAAGCAGTGGTGCTCACTTGGGCGAAGGCAACAGCGCCAGAAGCCTGCTCGACTCCACCACGGCTAAACACAGTGGTGATGTCGGTATAGCTGCCGGCCTCGGTGTCGGCAGACTGCAGTTTCACGTTCAGCGTCGAGGTGCCACCGTTGGCAACATCAAGAATCACGACGACATCGCCTTCGTAATTCTTCATGTCAACAGCAGTGCCATCAAGAGCGGCAGTCCGGCTTGCGGTCGGCGCAAATGCAACGTGAGACAGTTTTTCCAGACCAGTAGAAAGAATGGCCATGATTTACTCCTTGGAGGAACGGGGTTTGCGGGTACGCCGTATAGGCGCAGTTTCCACGACCTCCACAACTTCTTCAGGAGCGAGCCCCTCTTCAGTTTGGAGTGTGGTCTCCACTGGCTCAAGCACAGGCTCAAGCTCAGTGACAACTTCAGGCGTGATCTCAGCAGGTGCAACCTCCACTGTTGGCTCCTCCCTTGCCGCAATGGCTTTGTTGGAGCTGATCAGCAGAAAGGCATCATTTGCCTCAAGATCAAGGATGGAGCCCACCTCGGCGGGCTCCCCTTTGATCATTACGCCTCGCAGGATCTCAACCTTCATGATGATCAGGTGCCGTAGCAGAAGGCGCCGGGCTGCTTCACAGCCACATCCAGATCTTGGTGGGCGATCACACGCACCGTGCCAGCAGTGGCACCAGCATAGGGATCAACCATCAGATCCAGACCCGACCACATACCCATCACCATCTGGCTGAAGTCACCAAACAGTGCGTCGTTGGATTGCAGTTGGTTCGAGACGATCACCGGATAACCGTTGACCTCGTTGCCTTCCCACACGAAGACGGCTTCGTTGCCAGCCTTGCTGGTGGACTTCAGAGCGCCACGGGCAGTGGCATTCATGATGTACCGCAGCGAACCCACATCAGCGTTAGCAACGGCAACGTCGGTTTCCATTGCAATCAGCTGGACGAACGTACCAGCGTTGGTCAGGGTCTCGGTGCCGATGCCAGTGGTGTTGATCAGACCCAGAGGCTGGTTGGTGGAGCCAGTGCCGTACATGGCAGCACGGTCAATTTCCAGAGCGATCACACGAGCCAGGTCGTTGCGGATCATGCCCTCAACGTCGATGCTCGATTGGAGCAGCAGACGACGGCTGTAGTCCACAAAAGCGGCAACAGTCTTGGGGGTCATGTTGACCTGATCAATCGCTTGCTGCGATTCGGTCGGGGCAACGTTCTCACCCACCCAGTAAGCAGTGGCAGCGCTGGTCTGACGGGGGATCGAGATGTTCCCTTGCAGGCCGGTCAGCATCGTCACGCCAGCTTGGGCAAGTGCCAGGCGGTTGCGCAGCAGGTCGATGAAGCTGCCAGCAAGCAGTTCATCAGCAACCAGGTTGCCGCCAGCGGTGGGGATGTCCACCAGCAGGTCACGACGCAGCACCTCGTTCGGCACCACGATGCCGTTGGAGGACCGCTCGTACTTGGCAGCAGCAGCCTTACCAACCTCAATCTCAAACTCAGCAGAGCGACGGGCGCTTGCGTCACTGGGATTGGCGAGGTAGTTCAGAGCTTTGATGAAGCTGAAGCGCTTCACCTCTTTCTTGTCCAGACCCAGATCGTTCTGAGTCATGTCTTGAGAGCGAATAGGTTGTTCCATGGGGGCTTGGCCGAGTTTGTCGAGGACAGAAGCACGCGCTTCATCGAGGGTGCGACCACCATCGATCAATTCGCGGGCCAAATCTTGCAGCTGGTGCTTTTCGCCCAGTGCAGTGATGGCGGCGATACGGCTCCGCTCGGCCTCGACGGCCTTGGACCGGATCACCTCCACGTCAGGGGTGTTGTTCTCCATTTGAACCTCAGGTTCGGGTGATGCGGCGGAGGCCGCTTGACTGCGCACTTCCTCCTGAATGGATTCAGTGACTTCAGTTTCGATCTTAGTCTCCTCAGGTTGCATAGTTTGCTCTGGAATAAGTGAACGTCCTACGCCCACCGTAGGATCGGCAGGAATAGAAACAACGCTGATTTCATAAGGAGACCAGCTCGTGGCGACCATTGCGCCGTCACGCTCTTGCATTTCATCAATTGAATAGCCGAAGCTCACGCCACGCAAAATTCCATCGCGCACGTCATCAAGGATCTCTTGAGCAGCCTTGCTGCGGCTAAAACGCACCTTGGCATAACCACGCTTTTTCTTGCCATCAACCCAGGCACGTTCAACCACGCCCAGTACGCGATCGGGGTCATGGTTAAACAGCAGCGGCGCACCATCGTTCAACCGCTCAAGAACTGCTGCATCCATTTCATGGCTCAGCACCTCCTTGCCGAAATATCGCTCAACCGGATACTCCGAGCTAAACGGGAACTCCATTACCCGTTCATCAATAGAACGAAACTGAGTGGCCTCAGTACGTTGATACTTGCCGGTGTAGTCCCGTTTGTCATCCATAGACCTCAATGCCTCAATTTTGGTCAGCGTACTGAATCGATGACCAACAAGGGTCTCCGTTTCTTGCCATTCATTATCGCTGTCGCGCCTATAGATACGGATCAATGCCGCTGGATCTTCAGCCGTTGCATTGATGCTGAAGCTGCTTTCGGGCACGCCCAGCACTCCTTCACGCATCACATGCTCGATACGGCCTTGCGCCCTACCGCCTGAACTGTTCCACGAGACAAAATCACCTTCCTTCAGTCCATCAGGCGCTGCACGCAGCTCACGCTCACCTGTTGCCTCCTCAAATTCAATTGGCTCGTAGTCACGATCACTCAGCCATTTGCGGGCTTCAGCAGCCGTGAATTGACTCAACCGGAAACGGATCGCCTGCAGTTCAGCGCCTTCCTCTCCTTCCTTGATGCCAAAGATGAAGTCCACACCCTCACCAGCTGCATTATTACGACGGCGAAAGCTGTCGTACTGACCAGGATCACGCAACCTGGCAGCGTGCTCATTCGGGTAGGGGCGCTCTTCTTGCATGGTGCGATCCATCTTTGAAACAAGGCTATCTGCCCAAGTTTTACCAGGGTCACCACCCCATGCTGCCCACGCCACCCTGCCAGGCGATGGATAACCCTCCTCACCAGCACTGAAGCCTTGGCCCTGCTTGTCAACTTCATGACGAGCAAACCATGCACTCATCGTCACAATGGTCTCATCACTCAGCTCTTCACCACTGAGAATCTGCCCAGCACGTCGCGCAGCAACTTCAGTGCCACCCTTGCGACCCTCCTCTTTCCACTGCCGATAACGACGCGCTTCCTCACGCATCCCTTCAGTTGGCATTGCGCTCATGGCTGCTCCTCAACAACAGGTGGTGGTGCCACCGCACCAAGCAAATCCTTGTCCAAGGTCACGCCAGCAGCATCAGCGACACTTTGCTCGCGAGCAAGCTCAGCCACATTGTCATCAAAGTCACCACCACCCGATTGCGCAATGATCTGCGCTTTGGTCATGTAACCCGCCTGCTCAGCCTCACGGTACGCCTTGACCTCCTTGAGCGGATCAACCCAGCTCCATCCCCGAGTCAGCCATTTGGGATTGTCGTACCGATCAGGACGCAGCTCATAGTCTTGAAATGGCAGCTCACCAGCCAATACAGCAAGGTTCAACCACTCGCGGTAGATCCGCATATGGAAATTCTCAATCAGGTAGTTCTGCACCACCCGCCAATGCTCACGATCCTCCAGCAACGACAGCCGGCTGCTTGAATAATTCGTTTCCGAAAAATCCCGGCTCAGGGTCTCATAGGAACAACCAAAGCCCGATGCAAACCGTCGGACCTTGTTGCGGACAAACATGTCGAACTGCTGGTCCGGTGAGTCGATATTCGGCACCGTGACGTTCTCACCCGGCGCCAGATACTTGAACGTCCCCGGCTCGAACTCACTGATCCGCTGGTTGTTCTCGATGTCGTCTGGCGTTAGCTCGCCTTCATTATTTGTAATGAATCCCATCAGGCTGGCGCCTGCACGCGCCCGAATCACCGCTGCCTCTTCATATCCCTGCAATTGATGTGCATCTGACATCACCGCATGGAACAAGGGACACCACGATTTTGTCCTGGCCTCTCGGGTAGGAAAAGATGAATGACATCCTCAGCAGGCAGGAATACATGCTTTTCGTTCCGCTGCTTGCTGTTCTGGAACCAGTAATCACCTGGGTGCCGCGTCAACATCGCGTACCGCACTGGGCGGCCCCATTCGTTTACCTCGACGCCATTACGCCACTCATTACCCGCTGCAAGCGTCCCGCCCTGATACTCCTCATCAAGCATGTCGGATTCAAGGATCTGCAACGCCAGTGGCACATTTGATCCACCAAATGAGCGC